TAACTTAGGTTAGAATGAATAAGTAAGATATAATAAGTACTAAACTACATAAGGATAAATATGACTAAAGAGAAGTGTGCTAATTGTCTGAGCTACAATAAAGACCAAGGTACTTGTGATAACTCAAGGATCAATGATATTGAGTACAATGTTTGTGCCGGTACGATGGACTTTTCGGATTACTGTTATAAGCAAGAAGATAAAGTACTTGTAGGTAAGCTTTACTGGTGTGAGTTGTACCAATCTGTGTAAGATTAATAAACGAAGGATAGGTTAGAAGTCATGAGCTAACTGATAAGTACCGCCCTTGTACTTCCTGAGTTTTATCTAAGGGACTAAGGATTGAAATGGCGAAGAAAAAGGATAATAATTATTACGTCTATGTTCACCGGAAGAAAACAAACGGTGATGTGTTTTACGTTGGTGAGGGTAAAGGTAAACGGGCTTGGGTGACTTCAAGTAGGAGTGATCTATGGAACAGAGTTGTAAATAAGTATGGATATTATGTTGAAGTCCTTAGTAAGGACATACAAGAATGGTATGCTTTTGAACTTGAAAAAGAACTTATTTGTAAATATGGTCGTATAGATAACAAAACAGGGATACTTGTTAATATGTCCGATGGTGGTGACGGCCAGAGTGGAGTTATATTCTCTGAGGATAGAAAACGAAAAGTATCAGAACGCCAAATAGGTGAACAAAACCCAAGCTACAGTACAGAGATTTTTAAATACTATAATATATTTACAAATGAATACTTAGAATGCACACAATATTCTTTTGAGGAAATAACTGGGTGCTACCATCACTTAGCAAGAAAACTAAATTCAAAAGGTTGGTGTGATCCTGATAAACTTACAGATGAATATAAGGACGCTGTTCTAAATAATTATAAAGGGAAGTACTCTAAGACAGCATCTACTACAAAACATGTTTTTGTTAATATAAAGACACTTGAAGAGCTTAGTTTAACGTTATCTGAATTTAAACTTTTAACCCATAAGGACGGAAGTAAACTAATTGGTAAGCCATCAAAAGTTAAGAGTTTGTATGGTTATACGTCTAAGCAGATTATAGACAGAATAGGCATCGTGTCTGCTACAAATACCAATAAGAATATTAGTGAATGGAGCATAACTAATATTAACACATTAGAAACTGTTAAAGGCACCAAGGAGTATATTAACGCAAACTATAAAGTAGATGTTAGTATGTTTTCTAAGAGTACAAAATGCCTACTTGGTTGGAAACTAACAGGTACAGATGTTCCTTTAACGTCTCAACATTATAAGTTTAATTTTATAAGTAAAACTGGGGATAAATTCTTTGGGACACGTACTGAGTTCAAAGATAAGTATGGATTTAAGTGCCACCATTTGTTTTATAGTGCTAAACAAGTAAAAGGTTGGACATTGGTAAAATAACAAAACCCACGTAGAACAAAGGATAACTCCAGTGTCTTACGTGGGTTTATTTACGCATGTACTTTACGCAGCGAGCGAATCCTGTAGTGAGATTGATGTAAGATCACTAGATGTACCTGCTCCGCCCGTGGAGTTCAACAGTCCAACCCAATCCATAGTAGCACTCAAACCAGAATCACCATCAGTTAGTGTAAACGTCTTTGCTTTTGTACGTGGGACAGTGATACTAATAAAGTCAGCGGTTGCGTTTAGAGTAGTAGCCATAGACACTACCAGTGAGAATTCTGATTCGTTGTTGAACAGATCACGGAATACAGCGTCTTGGAAATAGACAGTAGCTGAACCGCTTGTACTCAGTTTTGAAGCAAACAGGTCAGCAGAAATATTACTTCCCACGGTATTTGCTGGGGTTAATGTACGAGATACGTTGACAGTCATTGATGTTACAACTGCAATAGGTGTACCGTTCAACAGCATAACACCAGATACACTAGCAAATGCACCAGAGGTTGATTGTGCGTTAGGGGATGTAAAGTACTGAGATGTACCTGTCTGTGCAAGATCACGACCCATTAGGCTGAAATCGCAAGTTACAAGTCCCGTTGCTGGAATGCTCAAATTAGCAGCGCTTAACTTGTTACCAGTATAAACCTGAGATTGTGCAATATCTGAAAAATATTCCTCAATCGTGAATGATTTCGAAGTATGGCCCGTTTGAGGGATCATGGTCTTCTTACCTTGCTCTACAACCAAGCAACCTGTAACTGGGCCTTCAGCAAACAAAGCAACACCGTTCAAAGGAACTACAGTAAGTACCAAAGCTGATACAGCCGTAACAACCAAGTTCTTATTCAAGTTAGCAGCATTCAATGTACCTGTGGTTAAACGGACAATAGAGCCCACTTTGAAACCATCAGTCAAGTAGCTGTTAGCTAGGCGGGTAACTGTCCATTGCAAACCAGATACTGCGATAGTCAACGAAGCGGTAGCACTGGTAGCACCAGCAACGAAATCCTTACAGTACATAGCTGCGAACAACTTAGAGTACGAACCCGGTGACAACTCACCGTTCAAGCTTCCAGTAACTCCGCGTACACCGTGACGAGAATCCACAGTTTGATAGTCAGTACGAATTTCTGTAGAATCATATGCCTCTTTGGTAAGATTGAATGTCGAAGAAATTCTTCGGTAAACATCAGCACCAGTATTAGTGGCTACAGTGCCCCAAGTAGTTTCTTCCTTGACAATAACCTTCTTATTCAGTCCATTAGCAATAGTCATGCTTATCCTTTATTTAGTTTAAAATTCTTATTTCTTGTACTTACCGTACTTACTTCAGTACACCAGCAGAGTACTCAATGAATACACCTACGATATACCTATCATTGAAGATACTTCCAGCAGTTACCTGTGGTGTTTTCATAATGATTACTTCTATACCACCTTGAGTTAACGTAGTACCTCGTTTGAACCAATCTCGTGTTAAGATCGCTCTTGTCTGTGCTGGAGATGAACCTTGATTCGTAGGGTAGCTCAAGAACACTTGTAGCTCTCCAGTCTCTCGGTAGTACCCATCACCTATAGTTTGGTTATCAGGTGCTCTAGGGACGATCTGAACGTCTTGGTAAGGTACTCCTGCTATTGGTGCGAACTTAATGTTCTCTACTGCTGTAGCAAGCGCAGGAGTAAGTGCAGCTAGGTGTTTCTCAAGAGCAATTTTGATTCTTGGTAATGCCATTACGCCTCACTTTCTTTTGTTCTTTGTTTGTTTGTTTAGCTCTCACGTAAGACCCTCTGAATATCAATCTTGTAAACAGCTTTGATTTGCTCTAGTGCGGGCTTACGGATACCATAGGGTGCTTGTACTGAATAACCGTTATCTAGATTAGAGATGTAATCAAGTGAGTTATTAACGATAATACTATCACCTAGTTTCATGCCTCTAGTACCAGTCATAGCTGCTTGCTTTGCTTGTGAACCGCTAGAGCTATCATAAGCAACAGCTCCTAAAGATGATTGTGTATTTAAGCTAACAACCCAAGAACCCTTGGCTAGACCGGGCTCCATCCTATAACCTTTCTCACGATTACGCTGCTTGTAGTACTCTGCATATCTAGCTGCGTCACCGTAAGGTGTAATATCAATAGCACTCACAGCGACCCTATAAGCGAACGCTTGAGCTATATCTCTTAGCTTTTGCTCTAGTAGCTCCTTGTACTGCTGTAACGAGGCTTCTAGGTTGGTTGTACTGGCTTTAATCACTATCCGTTTACTCCTACGATCTTATACAGAGCTAACGTACCATAAGCACAGTGCTCTTCGATAGAATTAACCTTATAAGTCTTAGAATCAAGAGTAATTAAATCTTGTACCTTTGGTGTAAAAGCTAAGTTCAATCCAGCGAACAAAAACAAAGCTGAGTCTTTACCGATTAAACTAGGGTAGTGATACTGAGTAGCTCTGATGTGATTCTTGTACGTTCTTACAGTGTAATCAGTAGTTGTATTCGTGATACCCCCAGTTTCAATATCGTAAGTACCTTGAGTAATTGAGCTGTACGTACAGTTCTGTCCATGTACCTTTAGTGCTCTTGCTGTAGCAATATCCGCTGGTGACATTAGAAACCTCCAGTGAATAACGTACTTTGGTTTACAGTGTTGAATACGTTTGTTGAATTTACGTTATCAGCATTGGCGTTGTTAGCAGCAATATCGCTTACTGAGATACCACCAGCGTACATACCGCAGTTGTTATACAACGGGTTTAATGATGGATCACGTAAGAAGAGCTTTAGTGCTTCCATGTAAGATGCAGCCGCACGTGAGCCTTTGAAACTAAATATATCGACTGACTCATCTGTTCTCTGAGAAAGTACCATCAAGATAGCCCTAGCAGCGTCCATTGAAGCTCTTGCTACACTTTGATTCTGCTTTTCAAGATAAAACTGGTATACTTCGTCTGTTAGTAAAGGCAGTGCAGCATCTGTATCACCTACGGACAATCTGCACTCTTGTATTGCTGTAATCGCCATAGGCTCCTTGTTTAGTTATAATTAGTTCTAGCTTAATTCTGTATCAAGATGAAGTGAAAGTTAGCATCACATCTGTTACCAGAACCAGCTTGCGTACTGATAGCACTGAGTTTTACTTCAGCTCCGCTAGGGAACTTCAGGTACTCAAAGTCGAAATCAGCATTAGCACCATTAGCTAAGTAAGCACTCTGTTGAAAGTGAAAACCTTGGGATAAACTTCTGTCATCTGTGAAAGCTTGTCCACGGATACGAACGTCCATTGCTGCTGAGAATGCACTAGCGTAGAACCCACGTAAGTACATACTGAATCCTGTAGGAACTTTTACTCTACCAGACATACTCCGTGAATCACCCGCTGTGATCTTCTCGACTGTTTGCGCTACTGTAGGAGCACCGGTTACTGTTGATACCGTAATATCTCCAGCAGCACCATCTCCAGTTCCTACTAATTCACTTTCGATATACTGTATGAAACTAAATGTGTTACCTAGTGATACAGCAGTTGTTCCGTTCAAAGATACAGTAGTAATAGTTCTGTTACCATCCGAGTCTAGAGAGTTAATTCTGATACTTCTAATACCAGTACCTCCTACACCATCTTGAGCTGATGAACTTCTTATGTAGTATGTAGTTCCAAGGACTACACTGTTGTTCTTTGCTTGTGTAGTATCTAGGTAATTACTTACATCACACAAACTACTAGTATCTAACCAACCCGCTCTACGTGCTAGGGCATAACCTATATTAGCACGTTTACCACGGTAGTAACCTGTTTGAGCAATCTCGAATTCTGGGGTTACACCTTGGATAACTTCCTTACCAAGAGAGTCAACAATAATCTCAGTGTCTGTGTAATAACCTGTTGGTAAATCAATTAGTAATTCTGTCAATACACTCTCCTTGATGTTTGTTATAACATAAGGTACTCCCTTGTGAGGAATACCTTACAGTATAAAGCCTAGGTTATAGGCTATAGGTTAGTATTTATCAGTTACTTGAGAACAAGCGTACAACAGCTTGTGGACGCACAAGAACGTTCACAAACGAAGATTCTGACTGAACAGTGATCTCAGTATTGCTCTGGTTCTTAAACATCCAAACGTACACTTCCTCGGCGATTGTGTTCACCGTATCAAACCGTGCAGCAGGAGTAAAGTAAGTTTTGAAAGTATCAGTAGTACCCTCTGCAACCATAAAGGCTTCGTTTGCTGGAATGAACAACTGTCCGTTATAACCGCCACGCACTTCGATGTAAGTAACACCACCGTATTCAAAACGTTGATACTTACCAGAACGGAAACCTTGACGGAGAGGTTCTTGAGTACTAGAGTAGTAAGTAAATGCACTCACAACCTTAGCATGTTTGGTCAATTTAGCAAAGAAACCGGGAGAACAGTAAACAGTGAAACCATTGATAACCTCACCAGTCAGCATAGTATCTTGAATAGCAGCTACACCTTCTTGGACGATCTGCATAACTTCAGTAGTAGAAGTACCCAATACAAGGTCTTTAGACACTTGAGAGATACCAAAGTCAGTATAGAAGTTAGCAGCTTGCGTAGCATTAGGTGCATACTGTGCACCGGTTGTCAGAGTAACCCAACGTGCTGTTTCCAGAGTAGCCGCATGTGAACGACGGATGCTCTCTAGTTTCTTAGCGATACGTTCGGATTCAACATCAGGTTGATCCGCTGTACCGAACCGGCGAACACCTTGAAGTTCACTTGCAAACAAAGCATCGTCCAGTGGGTGATATGTGCTAGAATATGTAAGCATCTTACCACCGGGTTGTTTGTTCACTTGGCGGCGGGTTCCACGGAATGCATCAGGAATAACACTGATAGCTTGACCGATGGACTCAAATTGGAGAGTGTTCTGAGAAATGTACTCGTTAGAGAACAAGCCCTTTTCGTTCAGCAAACCATAGGTGTTGGGCACCAAATTAACAGCCTGTGTAAATTCAACTACTTTATTTGGGTCGGTAAAATCGCGTGCAATGGTCATATTTGTCCTTTAAGATTAGTTAAGAGAGAACTGAGTCTCTCTGTTTTATTGTTGTTAGTAACTAAGATTAGGCAATAGCCAAACCAGTGTTAACGAGAATACGTTTAGCAGCTAGAGCGTCGTACACAGCTTGTAGTTCAGGTGCAGTATCAGTGCCAGCACCGACGACCAAGAGGGCTTTATTCAAGATCAAATCACCACGAACGAAACACAACACAGATGTATCCGTAGTAGCAGCAATTGCTTTATCTTCCGCAACTACAACAGCAGCCACTTCAGAACCATCCACACTAGCTGCATCTTGTTTGCGGTACTTTCCGCTAGCTGTAATCTTGCCAAGAACAGTCCCAATAGCATAAGTCATTGCAGAACCTTCCAGCGCAACTACACGCTCACGGCACCATGCGAACTCAGGCATTTGTTCATATTTAACTACATCACTGTATTTCACAGGGTATGTCACAGAGGTTACGATAGCCATATTTATATTTCCTTATTTATTTAGATTGAGCTGCGATACGAGCTTTAACTACTGCGAGTACTTTACCTTCAGGGGTATCCGCAGGCTTATCCACAGAACTCTGCAAGCCTTTTTCTACGAACATCTCCGACATACCAACCGAGGCTTGCATTGCCGTCATAGCTGCCATGAATGCTGTGAAATCTTCCTCAGATTCCAGCTCCAGACAAGCCTTAGCGATGATCGCTTGATGCTCTACATTCTTGATAACAGCAGCTACCTTGTCGGTTTTAGCTTTGACGATAGCTGCTTTTTGAATCTCTTTGAACTCGGCGATCTGAGCTAGAGCTTTCTGAAGTTCAACCTTCGATTCCTCTGCTTGTTCCTTTTGTTCGTTAAGAGCTTTTTGTACTTCTACAAGAGCATCTGGAACGACCTCTTTAACCTCTTGGACTTTTTCAGTCATTAGTTCTCCTTTTGATTTAGTTACAGAGCCAGAAGGCTCAACTTGTTTCTCAACGCTAGCGTTTGTTGTTGAGTTATCCGACTCAGTAGTTACTACAAAAGCAACTGCTGGTTCCGATTCTTTAAGAGTACGTTTCTTTCGTACTTTTACTTTTAGTTCTTCTAGGACATTCTCAATGTTAGAATCCGTGGTATCATCTGATTTAGTAATCAAGGTAGAGTACGCATTTGCAGCTCCCCCGACTGACGGGCCTACGAGTGCCACGGCAGAGCCAGCACCACTGAAGTCCATTGATTTAATCTGTCGTTTAGCTTTTACTTTAGTTTTAGTTTCTTGCATTAGTTCTCCATATCCGTGATGCATCCAGTACACTGAACGCTCAATCCGTTGAAAGTACCATCCTTAATACCATCCCAAATCCAGTCGTAACCTTGCTTAACAAAGATAGTAGCTAACCAAGTACCCTTCTTAATAAGTACTCCATCAATGATAGAATCTGATTTAGTGATATAGCTTTCAACGAACTCATAGCCTTCAGTTTCAATAGCATGAAGTACGTTGGCTTTTGACTTACAGAATCTATTGAAGTTATAGCAGGATTCTTCCACCATATCAGCGTTGTACCAATCGCCGTGAAGGTCGCTGGTAGTACCGTCAGGTTCTTGTGGTTCAAGTACAAGGAATGTAGCTAGGCGTTTCTCTGAGTTCAATGCTTTGGTAATCAGGGTAGCTTGTGTGCTTAGAATACTCATTTAATAAGAGTGCTCCTTTAAGATGAACA